CAAAGTCTTAAGATCTCCAAGGGTAGAACACTCAACACTCGAAACCCTTTACCCATCTTGCTAAACTGTCCTATACTCCAATCTATCGAATTCCCACAATATACCCATATGACTAAACCCATCAAGATAACCCGCCAAGCGATCAGGGAAACCCTTAAGCAGACCCCAATAGATCAAATACTGGTAGGCGCGCACAATGTCGAAAAGGTTAATTTGACCAAGAAGCAAAAGGACTTCGCGCGTAAGGTTGCAGAGGGTAAACCTAAAGCACAGGCTTACAGGGAAACATATAACACGACCACCAACAAACAGAGCCAAGCAGAACAGGCGAGCAGACTCGCAAGCAATCCCAAGGTTTCGGCAATGATCGAGGCGTTTACCTTGGCGAATGAGGCAAGGGAATATCTAATTCCCGCTCAAATAAGGACAATGGCTATACAAAATTTGGTATCGATAGCAATCAATGATGACGAAAAGACCAGCAACAAACTAAAGGCGCTGGAACTAATCGGGAAAATGTCTGAGGTTTCCCTATTCTCTGAAACTAAAACCCATGTCCACCTACATTCAAGCGATGACATCAAGACGCAACTGCTCGAAGGACTGCGCCAAGCATTCAGTAATAGCCGAGGGCTTAACGATCTAGCCAAGCGCAAGGCGGAATCCCTGCTCATAGAACTAAGCGAGGCGCGCACCATAGAGAGCGAGCAAGACGAACCCGCCACCCTTGATGAAACAGAGGATTCCAGCGACCCACCACCCACCGACCCCCAAATTTCGACCAATTCCGACTGTAACTCTATGCATAGTATTCCCCACGTTCAATCCGACTCCAATACTCTCCTAGCCGATCTCACTCCACCAGCTGACGAAGTGACAAATCCTTTAGAATCAGATACTTGCCCGTCCATAGGTGTTTACCCTGATGCATTAGAAGCACAAAATAAGGGGGTAGGGGTCATTAATTCAGGACAGTCCGCGCCCGAAGTTCCACGTGAAACACCCCCCGTCACTGTTTCAAATGAAAAAGGGGTGGGGTAATATTTTGAAAAAACTAATTAACACCCACTCTCCTGAGATGGAAGCATTGCGGAAGTTTAAGCACATGTTTAAAGACTGGGACCGTAGGAAGTTTGAGGCTAAGGTAAAAGAGATAGAGAGTAAGGAAATGCCAGACTGGATGAAACATGTTCAACGGTGATATTAGGCTGGCTAGGGTTGAGGACGTAATGAAGTTAGTGCGGCAGATGACCCTCATGGAGATTAAGGCCATAGTGCAACAGGCGACTCAGTATCACGACTCTATTGTCTTGGCATTAGATCCAAAGTGGAGAAAGCCCGACCCACACTGGGATGAGGATTTATGAGAACCGTATATGAGATCCAGAAGGAGATACAAGCCGTCTCACATCGGCTGAATAACTTGATTCTGGAAAAGAAGCTGACCCTGCAGTGGATGTGGAGCCATGAGAAACAAGCCGAAATACTGGCCGAGAAAGTCATAGAGAGAATGAAGGAAGAAAGATGAGTCCCGCGCAGAAAGAGACTTTTTTGATTATTGATGAGTACTGGAAGAACTTTGGCTATGGACCTACCATTGATGACATTATGCGAATTACTGGCGAAAAAGGCCGGGGGAACGTGGCGCGGAAAATGAAAACGCTCATCGAAATCGGGGTATGTAAAGGATTGACGAACAGGTCTAGGAGTATCCGTCCAGCGTATATTAATTTGAGGAACATCAATTGAACATCGAAGAGCTGTTTAATCTATTGTCGGAAGAGGAGCAAGCCAAGCTCTTACCGATGATTGAAAGCCTTAATCTGGCCGAAGAACGCGAAGTCGGGCAGACCGACTTTCTATCGTTCGTAAAGTCTATGTGGCCAGGGTTTATTTATGGAAGACACCACGCTTTAATGGCACAGAAGTTTGAAGACATCGCTAATGGCAAGACTAGACGTCTAATCATTAATATGCCTCCCCGCCACACAAAGTCGGAGTTTGCCAGCTATCTATTACCAGCCTGGTACCTAGGCAGGTATCCTGATAAGAAGATTATCCAGTGTTCTAATACGGCTGAACTCGCCGTAGGTTTTGGACGTAAGGTGCGTAACTTAGTCAGCAGTGAAGTCTATTCCAAGATATTCCCTAATGTCAGTCTCCGGGCTGACTCCAAGGCCGCAGGTCGCTGGGCAACAAATGCCAACGGCGACTATTTTGCTATCGGTGTTGGCGGTACCGTGACGGGTAAAGGCGCGGATCTACTTATTATCGATGACCCCCATTCGGAGCAGGAGGCTGCTTTGGCGTCCTCTGACCCCGCCGTCTTTGATAAGGTCTTTGAATGGTATACCTCTGGTCCACGGCAGCGTCTCCAGCCAGGCGGCTCTATCGTAGTTGTTATGACCCGCTGGGCAAAACGCGACTTAACAGGGAAAATCTGCCAATCGATCATCGACCGAGACGGGGATGTCTGGGACATTATTAGTCTCCCAGCGATCCTTCCTACCGGAAAACCCCTCTGGCCAGAGTTCTGGTCTTTGGATGAACTGTCTAAATTACGGGATGAATTACCGCTTCCTAAGTGGCAGGCGCAGTACCAACAAGACCCAACCTCGGAAGAGGGCGCGATTGTCAAACGGGAATGGTGGAAAGTCTGGGAAGGGGAAAGACCTCCTCCCTGTGAATTTATCATCCAGTCTTGGGATACGGCCTTTACTAAAAATGAGCGTTCAGACTACTCCGCCTGTACGACTTGGGGGGTATTCCATAAAGACGAAGACCAGAATGACACCCACATTATTTTGCTGGACGCCATGAAAGAACGGCTTGAGTTTCCAGAACTAAAGCAACGCGCCCTCGATATGTATAACGAATGGGAACCCGATGCGTGTATCGTAGAGGCTAAGGCGTCTGGTGCGCCACTTGTCTTTGAGCTAAGAAAAATGGGCATACCTGTACAAGAATTTACACCAACCCGTGGAAACGATAAGATTACCCGTGTAAACTCTGTTTCAGACCTATTTGCATCAGGTAAAGTTTGGGCGCCCCGCAAACGCTGGGCAGAAGAAGTCATTGAAGAAATGGCGGCCTTCCCAAATTCAGACCACGATGACTTAGTGGATTCGGCAACACAGGCATTAATCCGATTTAGAAAAGGCGGCTTCTTACGGCTTCAGTCGGACGAAGAAGACGAGATTCAGCTATTTAAATCTAGACGCGCAGTCAGTTATTACTAAGGAACGATATGGCAATTGAAAAATCAATGTACGCATTACCCCAAGGACTTGAGGCCGCAGCTGCCGCCATGGAACCAATCGAGATTGAGATTGAAGATCCAGAGTCGGTCACTATTGGGATAGATGGCTTAGAGATAGAGATCAAGCCAGAAAAAGAATCAGCAGATGACTTTGACGCCAACCTCGCGGAATACTTAGATGAGCGCGAACTTGCTCAGATCTGCGGCGATTTACTGGGTGACGTAGAGTCAGACGTTAGCTCCCGAAAAGACTGGATGCAGACCTACACAGACGGCATCGAGCTTTTAGGTATGAAGTTAGAAGAGCGTTCTGAACCATGGGAAGGCGCCTGCGGTGTCTATCATCCCCTGCTTTCCGAAGCCTTAGTCAAGTTCCAAGCCGAGACAGTAATGGAGACCCTTCCGCCTGCTGGTCCAGTAAAGACTGTGATTGTTGGTAGAGATACGCCAGAAAAGCTGGCTGCTGCCGACCGTGTTCAAAAGGACATGAACTACCAGATTACTGAAGAAATGCCAGAGTTCCGTCCAGAGCATGAGCGTATGTGCTGGGGACTTGGCCTTTCAGGTAACGCCTTTAAGAAGGTCTATTACGACCCAAGTCTTGCTCGTCAAGTTTCCCTGTTCGTTCCTGCCGAAGACTTAATCGTCCCTTATGGCGCGACAGATCTTCAGTCAGCCGAGCGTGTTACCCACGTTATGCGTAAGACCGAGAATGAGATGCGCAAACTTCAAGTGGCAGGCTTTTACCGTGATGTAGATCTTGGTGATCCAGTTTCCTCTTTTGATGAAGTAGAAAAGAAGATTGCCGAGAAGATGGGCTTTCAGGCTTCTACAGATGACCGTTATAAAGTACTTGAAATCCAAGTAAACCTAGATATAACAGGTCATGAAGACAAAGATGAAGACGGCGAACCTACTGGAATAGCCTTACCGTACATTGTGACCATTGAAAAAGGTACACAAAATGTGCTGGCAATTCGCAGAAACTGGAGACCAGAAGATGAGACCAAACAGAAACGCAATCACTTTGTTCATTACGGATACGTTCCGGGCTTTGGCTTTTACTGCTTTGGCCTTATTCACCTTGTCGGGGCTTTTGCTAAGTCTGGTACTAGTCTTATTCGGCAGCTCGTGGATGCAGGAACACTCTCAAACTTGCCAGGCGGCTTTAAGACCCGTGGCTTGCGAGTCAAGGGTGACGACACTCCTATTTCCCCAGGTGAGTTCCGCGATGTGGACGTCCCATCCGGCGTCCTCAAAGACAACATTCTGCCACTACCTTATAAGGAGCCCTCACAAGTCCTCTATAGCTTGCTTGGCACAATTGTAGAAGAAGGCCGCCGTTTCGCCTCGGCATCGGATATGAAGATTGCCGATATGTCAGCCAACACCCCAGTTGGTACGACACTGGCTATTCTTGAGCGCACCCTTAAAGTTATGTCCGCTGTTCAGGCGCGCGTCCACTACAGTCTGAAACAAGAGTTAAAACTCTTAAAAGACATTATTCGGGACTACACCCCTGACGAATACAGCTACGAGCCAGATATTGGAACCCGCTTTGCCAAGCAATCGGACTACGACAATGTAGACGTAATCCCAGTGTCAGATCCAAATGCGGCTACGATGAGCCAGAAGGTAGTTCAGTATCAGGCCGTCCTTCAGCTCGCCCAGCAAGCGCCCCAGTTATACGACATGGGTCAGCTGCACCGCCAGATGCTGGAAGTCTTGGGTATTAAGAATGCTAAGAAGCTGGTCAAGATCGAGGACGATCAAATGCCAGAAGATCCAATTACAGAAAACATGAACATTTTGAACATGAAGCCCGTAAAAGCGTTCTTATATCAGGACCATCAAGCTCATATCCAAGTGCATATGAACTTTATGAAGGATCCAAAAATGGCGGCTTTAGTGGGTCAAAATCCACAGGCTCAGGCTATGCAGGCTGCGGCTATGGCGCATATTCAACAGCACTTAGCTTTTGAATACCGCAAGCAAATGGAGCAAATGATGCAAGTTCAGCTGCCAAACCCAGAAGATGATGAAAACATGATCCCACGCGATCAAGAAGTTCAGTTGTCCATCATGGCAGCACAAGCCTCGGATGCCTTATTGCAACGCAACCAAACCGAAATTGCGGCGCAACAGGCAGAACAGGCAAAGCAAGACCCTGTAATTCAGATGCAAGCGCAAGAACTCCAGCTCAAACAAGCTGAAGAACAGCGTAAAGCAGCTAAAGATCAGGCAGATGTACAAGAAGCAGCAGCCCGTTTGGAGTTAGAGCGGGAAAGAATTGCCTCACAAGAGAGAATTGCATCGGCTCAGATCCAAGCAAAAGTTGGAAAAGACCAGGCAGAGATTGAAATTAAGGCAATCCAAGCAATGAATCAAGCAAATAAACCTCAAACAGGGAATAGACAGTGAACAAATATTTAGACTTCCTCTTAACTGAATACAACCAACGCATTGAAATGCTCCAAAAAGCAGTCGCGGCGGGAAACTGTATGAATCACGAGGAATATAAGTACGCATGTGGGCAAATTAGGGGTCTTGAGTCCGCATGTTTAACCATTACAGACCTCAAACAACGAATGGAGAACTCAGATGAGTGAAACCACAATACTGATCGGCTCAAACCCCGATCAGCCGCAAGTGGTAGGAGCAGTAAATTTTGAAGCAACGGCAGACGAAAAGGCAAAACAGCTACCTGAGCCGTCTGGATACCGCATTTTGTGCGTAATTCCAGAGATTGAGGAGGCTTATGACAGTGGCATCCTCAAGGCAGACAAGACAATGCACTTTGAAGAAATGCTTTCAACAGTGTTTTTTGTTGTCAAAATGGGTCCTGATTGCTACAAAGATGCTACCCGTTTCCCAACGGGGCCATGGTGCAAAGAAGGCGACTTTATTCTGGCTAGACCAAACTCTGGCACACGATTAAAGATCCACGGACGCGAATTTAGGATTATTAACGATGACTCAGTAGAGGCAGTTGTTGAAGATCCGCGTGGAATTACGAGACCTTAAGGAGAAATCATGGAAATGAAAGAATATAAGTTCCCAGACGAAGCCGAAACTGAGGCAGTTTTGCCAGAAGTAGAGGAAGAGCTGGAAATCGAGATTGTTGACGACACGCCGGAGGAAGATCGCAAGAATGCAACACCACTTCCAAAGGAAATCGTTGAGGACATCGAGCAAGATGACCTAGAGGCTTACTCTGGCCAGGCAAAAGAGCGCTTAAAACAGCTGAAAAAGGCAATGCACGATGAGCGCAGAGCCAAAGAAGCTGCGGATAAGGAGCGTCAAGAAGCAGTTGATTTTGCGCAAAAGATATACGAGGAAAACCGTAAGCTAAAGTCAAAATTGACGTCTGGCGAACAGAATCTGGTATCTAGCGTAAAAGAAAATGTAACGCGCCAACTTGATGATGCAAAGCGCGCATACAAAGACGCCTATGACTCTGGTGATTCTGACCGAATGGTAGAGGCTCAAGAAAAGTTAACCGATGCGAAGATAAAGGCGCAAGAAATTGAGCGTTATCGACCAGAATTTTCTGAAGAGGCTTTACAATCTCAAGAAATTGATGTAAAAATACCTCAACAACCTCAAAGATTGGAACCAAAAACCCAATCTTGGCTGGACAAAAACAGCTGGTATGGGGTAGATGAAGATATGAGTTTCCTTGCAATGGGTGTGCATAGGAGATTAGAACGAGAAGGTGTTCCTATCGGGTCTGATCACTACTTCAACGTCATTGACAAAGAAATGAGACAGCGGTTCCCAGAGAAATTTGAGACCGATGAAGAGACCAAAACCTTTTCAGAGCCAGAAGCCAAACCTTCTGTGAAAACTAGTAAACCGAGCACCGTAGTTGCTCCGGCGACTAGATCCACATCTCCAAAAAAGGTGCGTCTAACGCCTACGCAAGTACAACTGGCAAAGAAATTTAATCTAACCCCAGAGCAGTATGCTCGTGAACTTACAAAATTGGAGTCCCAAAATGGCTGAAAACAGAAAACCTCGTGAAATAGAAACTCGTCAACAAGATGCGCGCCCCCAGCAGTGGAAGCAACCAGATTTGTTGCCAGAACCCGATAAGCAGGCAGGATATTCTTACCGGTGGATCAGAGTAGCTACTTTAGGCAAGGCAGACCCCCGCAACGTCTCAGCAAAACTGAGAGAAGGATGGGAGCCTGTACGTGTAGAGGAACAACCGAAGTTCCAACTGTTAGTTGATCCTGATAGTCGTTTTAAAGACAACATCGAGATCGGCGGGTTGTTGTTGTGCAAGACACCAGATGAGTTTGTAGAGCAGCGTAATAACCATTACTCTAATCAAGCAGATGCTCAAATGATGGCTGTAGACAACGCTCTTATGCGTCAAAGTGACCCACGTATGCCTCTCTTTAACGAGGGAAAAGCTACTACGTCCTTTGGCAAAAATTAATTTTTAATCAGGAGATTTAAATGGCTTATCCAACCGTTGACGCTCCCTACGGCTTACAGGCTTTAAACCGCGTAGATGGCTTGCCATATGCTGGCGCAATTCGTCAAGTACCGATTGCTTCCACATATAACACGCCTATCTATGATGGTGACATCGTTCGTGT